CCCCCCCACAGACCCCGCCCTTGGCTGGCTAGGGTTAGGGTCAGGGTTGGGGGGTGTTAACAGCCCTCCCTCCCCCTCTTCTCAATCTGAGAGGAGGCCTACTGAACTCCTAGGGTAACGCCTGCTGTACGAGAGGGTAGGCTAGTTATTTGCGGGTAGATTTATTCTGCGATGCTACATAGCTTGCGTAGCTTCTGCACATGATGATGACATCCTTCGGTTTGATGTCGAACTGAGAAAAGTATGCATGCAAGTCGGGATATGCGGCTAGCTCTTCCTCGGCTTGGTCCACGAGGTCAAGGAACCTTCTGGGACGTTTGCCCGCAAACTGCTTACTTTCTTCATAGTAGTCATCATACTGGTCGTCTTCATCACAATAAAGCGACATATCTGGAGAAATAACTTTTTCATCATCAACATCGATAGCTTCCATACTGTCGGAGCCCCTCTAACCACTTTAAGTATTTAGAGAGTCACTGTATACCAATAAATTTTTGATGCAGTGGGAAAACTCACTGGAACTTTCCAGTGGTGTAGACTGCCTAGGAAAAAAAAAAGAAGTGACCGTACTCTATTACCGGTCACTTCTGGTAGCAACTTCTGGAAGTTAAGGGGTTCTATGGCACATAACCGTAACTACGTGTTTACTGTGAATAACCCCGATGGGGCTTTGTATCCTGACCTCTGTCCATACTGGATTGACTATGTTAGCTATGCTATATGGCAACTTGAGGTCGGGGAAGAAGGCACTCTCCACTTTCAAGGGTATCTTGAATGTAGTGGAAAAAGAAGTATGGTTCAACTTATGCTTATGGATGGCATGGAAAATGCCTGGTTTCAGGTCCGTCGAGGCACTCAACAACAAGCCATAGACTATGCCAGCAAAGTGGATACACGAGTTGAAGGTCCATGGACTTTTGGGGAGCCTAAGGAACAAGGGAGGCGTTCTGACCTACACGAGATCAAAGCTAAATGCGATCAAGGCATGCCTATCAAAAGGATATGGGAGGAAAACTATAACTCTATGATAAGATATCATCGTTCAGTGAAAGAGTACAAAAGAATTATCACTGGTGTGCGAGACTGGCTTCCAACTATTATTGTGATCATTGGAGCATCTGGTGTTGGAAAAAGTCGTTTGGCGCGCGAAATGTTTCCTAATGCTTATTGGAAACCTAACAACAAGTGGTGGGATGACTATGATGGTCAAAAAACTGTTGTATGGGATGAGTTCAAAGGACATTATCCCTTTCAAGACTTACTTCGTGTCTTGGACTCTACGCCTTTGACTCTTGAGACCAAAGGCTCTTCTACTCAATATGTTGCAGACACTATTTGTTTTACATCAAACTTTAATCCATCAGAATGGTATAACGAAGACTCTATTCGATTTAGTTGGGAAAATAGTCCTTTAAATCGTCGTATTCGTGAGTTTGGTCATATAATTGATCTTGGTGGATGGCCTGTTCCTGAACCAGAACCTCCGAGAGCTATGTTTCTGTTCAATGGTATCCCCATGGCTATTGCTGAGCATTTTAGAATCGAATAAAAATTTAATTTATTATGAAACTTCTAAATCTTTAAATAGTCTAAGGGTCACTATGTCAGCAAAAGGTTTTACTCTTGATCGTCGCGGCGTGAAGAACATCCGTCGCAGACGCCCCGCCCCCACACGTGTGGCTGCTAGAGCACGTCTTGCTGCTCAACGTGCTATGTTTGTTGCACCTCGTGCACAACTATCTCTGAATCGCCAAGTTCGCGCGCTGATTGCTGCGAAGAAGCGTGATGCTGCAGATATCAGTCGTATATCTGCTCCTCTGACAGCTACTACTCTGTCATGTTTGACTTCATCTACTGATTTCTCAACTGCTGCATCTGGGACTGGCATTCTTGATGCTGATGGAGATGAATGTATGATTAACAATGTGCGGATTTCTGGAAGATTGACAAATAATGCTGCATTGGATTTGGATCCATTGGGCAACTTTGATACTATCATCCGCAAGATTGTAGTCTGGTTTTACAAACCTTTGACAGTGGCTAGTGCTGCAGGGACTCTTCCTCCCATCACGGAAGTTCTTGTCTCTGATACTGTCAGTTCTCTGCATGTGTCAGATGCAACAAATGGAGGTCGTTTTAAGATTCTCTCCGATAGGAAGTGGAATCTTGGGACAAACACATATCAAGCAGCAACTGCTGTTGGGCATGCTGCTGTGAATGGAAAAACAAATCAAAGCTTTGACTATTTTGTGAAGGTAAACAAAAAGGTGAAGTATGTTTCACCGGCACAATCTGGGACGGCTGCTGGAGGACACTATGACAGTGATGTCAATGCTGGACGAGTATCTGGAGGATTACTTGTCCTCTATACTGTGTACTCCAAGCCAAATAGCGCTGATGTGGATGATAGTACTATCAGCCGTCTAAACTACACGGGCTAAAAAAATAAAAACTAAAGACCTACGGGTCAAACAACCACTCTCTCACATAACAGCCCCAAAAAAGAGGACACTTGTGAGATGTGTTCGATAGCTGCCTGCTGCCTCCTAGGGTAACGCCTGCTGCCTCCTAGGGTCTGCCAGGGCCCCTCCATTAGGGCAGAGGGCTGCCGAGGAGGGCGCCAGGGCCCCCCCACAGACCCCGCCCTTGGCTGGCTAGGGTTAGGGTCAGGGTTGGGGGGTGTTAACAGCCCTCCCTCCCCCTCTTCTCAATCTGAGAGGAGGCCTACTGAACTCCTAGGGTAACGC